CTAAAACCTGTGGGAGTAGGTACTTTTTCAACTTCGTGTTTTTGCTTTTCTTTTTTCTTACCATCCCATACATGTTTTGGCACAATTAATTTATTCATCAAGTTGCTCCTGTTTTTTTAGCAGGTCCGTGAGTTCCTGTATTATTTCCTTATATGCGTGTAATTTCCCCAGAAGATACTTATATTCCTCTAAAGTCTTAACATCACTTGTTATAGCTTCATTTACATTATCTTGTCTAGTTTTTAATATTTTTTTGAGCCATTCAACAACTTTAAGTATTTCCATTCTCTATGCACACTTCTTCATTATTTCGGAAAGTTCAGCACATCTTTTTGGTGTTTGTTTCGCCCAACGTGAATCCAACATCTGGACATGAGCCTCAAAATAATCCTTTTCCTCCAACGCAAGATTCATTTTTTTAAAATTACGAACTCCCTGGGTTCCAAGTTGATACACCATTTCAATAATGCAATTTTTTGCTTCAATATGCAGTTCTTTTATATGGCCGACAAGCTGGTTGGCACCTTCCCTGGCTTTTTGCAGATCCTTGTAAAAAATATCCAGAAGTTCGGATTTTGTGTATTCTATCCCTTCTTCAAAATTGTCTTTTTCCGTTATAAGATGGCCATAGCCTATCGTCTTCTTTCCAAGCGAGTCTTTGTAAATTTTTTTACGGAAGCCCTCATGGTCCATGATCCGTTTTTCGAGCATCATCTTCCCTGACTCCTGAATATCTTTGTAGTCGGTCTTTTGCTTGGAAGCATTCGACTAAATCCCCGTGGCTTGACTTTCACTACAGTACCGCCTTTGTTATACTTGTCCGACCACCGTTTAGCGATCTTGGGGTGATTGGCATACATGTATCGTTTCTGTTTAGCCGATTTAAAGGGCATTAATAAATTTTAGTTGGTCTTCTTTTAGATTTTTTACCTTTTCCATAGCCGCGAGAATACATTTCCGTAACCATGCCTCCATCAGCTTTCTTAAATCCTTTTAATGTTTCAGCTAACCGAGCCCTCTGTCCAAGTTTTCCTTTCGCCTTCGCCGCCTTCGCTAATTTTTTAGCGGGAATGTCTTTTCCTTTTTTAACACCCAATGACGCGCGCAACGCCCCTGGTTTCTTAATCGCTTTCTGGATCCATTTACCGTCTTTTGCCTTAACAGGAGGCCGACCTACCTTACGTCCGTATGTTCCTGGTCCTTGTGGCATCTACTCCTCCTCTTCACAAATGATTTCTTCAATCTTTTCGATTATTGCCTCTTCCTTTCCGTGAAGAGCTGCAAGTTTATCTAATTCCTTCTGTATTTTTTGAAGGGGTGTTTGTTTCTTTTTCTTAGTTTTTAACTTCATGATTTCTCCTTATTTTGTTAAGCCTTTTGTTTTCTCAAACGACCTGAGACCGGCTACTCCGAGCATTGAAGTGACAATGGCCAGCAAGGGGCCAGTTTGAATTTCAGGTGCTGTTAAATTTAACCCGGCAAATTTACTATACCATTCAATTGAGGGGGATAGGATAAATTCAAAAATTAGCGCGAAGGCTCCCGTCCAGCCGATCATCGGGCGCCAGCCCGCAACAAAAATCGATTTATGGGAGCCTTCTTTTAGATTTACGGAAATTTGTTTCTCCGCAAGCTTCTGCTTAATGCGTTGCATGAGAATCTTTTTATCAAGTTTCTCTTCTTCTGAAGTATGTAAGTCATCAATCACACCAGCTATTTGTTTTAAGGCTCCGTTTTTACCGCCTAATAAACCACTGATGAGACTGAACATTTATACAGCTCCTGAAATTTTTCCTAGAACTACAATAACAACGACGGCGACGATACCGGCTTTAATCCAGTCTTTCATTCCCCAATCGCCCCACTCTTTTAAGTGTTGCCATATATCTTTTAAAAGTTTCATAGAAACCTCCTTTGTTAAATTGGAAATTAATCTACTAAAAGACGCCCTTAAAAGCAACCTTCTTAATTTGCATTTTACTGCGTTGCCCTTTTGGTCCCTTACCTAAATTATCTATAACTTTTGGTCCAGGTATCGCTACCTGTGCTGTGGATACTTCCGATGTCTTATTGACATTAGGACCCGCATAGGGATTCATCTCGTTAGAGACAGTCATTTTAGCATTAGGATATTTTGATCCATTTATATATTTTGCCTTTGCCATACCTTCCTCAATGATAAGTTATTTTATTATCTTGTAATGCATGCTCTATAATTTGTAAAGCATCGTCCTCTCCTAAATTTTTTTCCAGGATCTCTTTCGAGATAGATAGCATCGCCTCCGCTATGATCAAATAGTGTTCTTTTGTCTTCACGGATGCCGCCACATAATTATGCAATCCTTTTAAGTGTAAGTCAAATATAGCTTGGGCGGTGATGATCATACCTTCCCACCCTTATTTTTATATTGAAATCCCGGTCCTTTTGCTTGTTGATTAAATTTCTTTAAGTTGACATTAGCCCTCAGTTGGGCGATATCTTCTTGTGAATCCATACGAGCGTTATCAATTTTATCTTTTTGTTCCAGTTTTTGTCCTTCAAATCCAAGTTTAGTCGCATCAAATTGCAGTCTTTCCTTATCATGAAGGGCACGTTGCTGTAATTCCTGCTTTTTAAGTTCAATAACAGGGTCAGGTTGTCCCTCTCCGCTCATTTCCGCCTGCATTTTCTTGACTTCTCCCAGGAACTGACCCTCTAATGTGGCAATTTGTGATTCCGTCATCGTTTCTAGCTGTTTCCCTTCGGCCACTTGTCCCATTTTCTGTTCCGCCTGTTCAATTTGCGTCGCAACCGTCTCTTTTGCCTTTAAAGTGATGTGTTCCAGGATGTGTTTACTTAATTCCACTCCTATTTGCGGCAACAGTTCAACAATGGGTGATAAACTAAAAATAAGATGAGCCTGAATGTGGGCGTCATGGTTCTGTCCTTCATATGCCTCAATACCGTCCTCTTCAATTAATTTTTGATTCTCCGTTGCCGGACTCATGGGTTCAGGTTTGTCCATTTTCATTATTTTATCAATATCATGTACTCCCAACGCTTCGTACATGCGGACATACGCCTCTTTAACATTATGCAGTTGAGGGGCGCTCATCGCCATCTGAAGTTGAGTCTGGGCGAGTTGAATACGTTGAGCCATGGAGAAAATATTGGGATCCGCGACAGGGATAATGTCCACCCGTTCATCGAAATCCTCTTGTTTAATCATCCTGTTGCCTCCCACAACCATGTAAGGATACTCAGGGGGAAGATCCATTTGAATAACATTGGCCAGTAATTTAAATTCCTGTTGCATCGAATAATACATGCGCTTGTGAATGGAACTCATGATCCGCGAACCACGTTCCAATAAGGCAATCGTTGTTCCTACAGGCGCTCCTTGGTTGGCATCGCCTACTTGCATATCCGCGATCTGCGCGAAACGCTGTCCCGCATCCACCACAAATCCTAGAAGAGCAAATAATGTTTGTGATGGTTCCTTGTAAGGTAAAGGCAGCAATCCTGCCCTGATCTCGCCACTCGGTGCGTCCACGTCCCTGAATTCCCCTGGCTGAAGTGGTTCATCCGTATCCTTGATACGCAATCCCCGTGCCTTGAATCCGGCAGGTAAATTCGCCAATGTCCCCGCATCGATTAATTGGCGTAACGCCAAAGTAGCCGTACGTGACAGGCCTCCGATCAAGTGAATTAATCCAAAGCCATAAAATCCAAGACCGGGGAGAAACTTGAAATGAACAAAATATTGTTTCTTACGATAGTTTTCATCCCCTTCTTCATAATTTCGCCTTATTCCCAATACTTGAGCGGACTGCTCATCGAGTGTTACGATATAGGGAAGTTTAATTCCTGTTTCTTTTCCGTCCTTCTTGTCCTCATATCCCGTAAGATCCAAATCCACGTGAAATTCCAATAGGGTGATCATCATCGACTCCCCTGTTTGCTGAATTCCATCTATGCGGTCAATTTTTGATTTAATATCGGCGGAATTATAGGTGGCTGCCTGAGGTGTGGGATTAAGGTCTATGTCCAAATAAAAACCATTGACCTGTTTCTTGCGAATGTCATTCTCTGACTGTTTCACCACGTGGGTGATGCGTTCGCATGAATCCAGATCAGTCGCGGTGTAAGGTACCACGAGATCCTCGGCATGAACAAACTTGGATACCGCGCGACCTAGCTGCCCATCATAGTAGACTTTTTTAAATGTCGATCCCGAGAGCGGCAAATAAAAAAGCATCTGATCCAGTTCAGGAGTGTACTCCTCCATTACTGTTGTAATCTGGTAGTTCATGAATTCCTTCACGCGCTGCGCCTGCTGATAAATCTCAGGTGTCTCGTCGCCCACGACGCGCGTACGAACGGGGCCGCTTGACGGCATGAGTTCCTTGAAAGCCGTGGAACTAAACTGTGTAACCGCCTCGCCTAGCAGCGGATGTGTTACACCGCTTGCGCCACGAAATGGCCGTGTCCTTTCTTCATACTTGAATCCAAGAAGATCCAGTCCCTGTGTGTAGGTTCTTGCCCACTCTTCCCTAGAGGACTTGTCATTTTCATAATCCTCCATTAACTGGGAGGCAATAGAGCCTAAGTCACTATCGTCCATCTCCTCCGCCAGGTTGGCATAAAAATCATCCTCCGCGTCTGACGGTTCGTCGGACACGGTTATTTCTTCGGAAACAATTTCTACATCAACAGGCTCATTCGTATCAATGGCCTCTTCAATCGTCTCACCGACGATCGCGTTGACAGCCTTGTCTATATTATCTTTCGCCATGATTTTTTATAACCTATTAAGATTAATAAATCCACCATAATGGAAATGCGGTATTTCCACAATACCTCCTTCACGCAATCCCGTGATGGCAAATCCCATCTCTATCACCTGTTTTTTCATCGAAGGCGTGAGATCCATAAACCAAACTTCATTTTCTTCTTGTTTATACCATCCCTCATCATCAAATCGCTCGTCGCCATTCACACCCCAATCAGGTTCATCTGATGAAATTTTAGATTTCATTACTTTTTCAATCAACTTCGCATCAAACTTCTTTCCGATATTTTTTAGGGACTTGGAGAATATTTCATCGTACATCACTTTAAGTCCTTCGCCCCCTATTTTAAGGTCAAGACCTGAATAATTCAATCCTTCCACAGTATTGTCTTTCATTTTATCTAAATTCGGCAAATCATTTATTATTTTTTTTGCTAAATCTTTTCCGACATATTCTTCTAACTGGTTTGGATAAATATGATGATCCAAAGCAACAGTACCTTGATCTTTTGTTACAGCTTGTAAGTATATTTTGCCATCTGCTCTTTCAGATTTTTTAATACTGATTGAATCAATATGATTGCTTAAATCATACCTGTCAGCCTGGATGTTGCCCCCTGCCAATGCGATGGCATCAAAGTCGTTTTCAGCGGCGTACCTAATTAATCTTTTCAGGACGACATCCTGCCAGTTATTCTTGAACGGAATGTTAGGAACTTTGCCTTCATATTTCATAATTATATCACTTTGCTCTAATTTAAGTTTTGATATTTCTATCAGGTGTTTATCAAATACTTCTTTCGCATCCTTTCCAGAAGGTAATTTTAATTTCTTAACTTTAGCTTCTATTTCATGAAGTCTTTTCATATCTTCTTCAGGAATTTCTGTTTTAAATCCCTCTTTCTTGCCCTTGTGTATCCAGTCGGACTGCAATTCCTCTATGAACAGGGTTTTCTTGCCGTCAATCTCCCTGGTGTTGAATCTTGCATGGGCAAAGACATTGGAGTACTTGTAATGACTTTTAAACTCACTTCCCTGTATCTGGTCTATTTTGGCTTGCAACTTGTTCTGCTGGTCGGAGAGCTCGTGCCATTTTTCATCATCATCTTTGTTCCAATCCTTCCAATCCCGAGTCCTCGCTAACTCCTTTTGAAGATCCCTTGAAACCTTTAGCTGGTTTTCTAAATCCCGCATCAGCCCCTCATTTTTTGGAAGCTGAAAAATCATCTCCTTGTAGTCGGTGTAGTCTCCTTTGGTTATAAGGTCAGGCCTGTTGTACATCACCTTTCCCTGATCCGAACTGCCCCTCACTATGCCAAATTCTGCTTCAAGAAATTCTTCTGCCCAATCTTCATCATCTAAATTTTCAAAGGTGTCTCGATACTCGAATTCTTTTTTGTAATTCTCTAATTGATTGTACAATTCTTCATTGTTCGCCAGGATAAGTTTAGCATCCTCATAACCGTAGGCTTCTCGTAAAATTTCCGGCACTCTTGGATCGTGCGTCAATGTCGTTCCCTGACCCTCTATCATCTCCATTGTATCGCCAGTAAATTTTATGGCGTCGCTTTCCGTTCCCAAAAGAATGTCCTTGACCTGCACTGCGAGATCGTTCATCTCTACGAAGTTCAGGATATCCGATTTGGTGACGGACTTCTTGTCC